GTTGTTCGCACGTCTTAGACTTGAGCAGCAAGGGGAGTCTTACAAAAGACAACCCTCCGTCAACTAACACTATCGCCAATTGAGGCGGTAGTCAGCTAGCGGGACTCGGAATCGATAACTCCAAAGGAGCGACGATGAAAAGTCCGATAGCTCTCCTAGACAACCTCATATCTGATTTTATGAGGTTGAATCCTGGTGTGAAAGGCCTTAACCGCGATCTCGAAACGGTTAAGCGTAGGATAGAACACGAGGGATCAGAGTTCTTAACTCTGACCTTACCGCGACTCGATGAAGCCCTTACAAGGGGACTAGTCGAGAAACGGTTCACCTGTCCTCTCGGGTTTAAGAAGATCCGAGGGGGAGCAATCCCTGTATTTTTACAGGGTATGCTACGTGAAGTGTTCGATCCTTATACCGGGCATCTTAAAGAACCCATAGAATATGGGCCACTGAGGGACGTTCACACGTTTCTCTTATTCTTTAAGAAAACACGCCTATCACAAGAAGATGAAGAACTTCTTCATCAGAAAGCGGTAGACGAGTTTTACCGATGCGATGAGACTGCCAACTCAGTTGACTTAACTGACTGGCAAGACCATCAAATCGGTCTTGTCGGTTTATCCATCCTCAAAACCCTAAACGAAAAGGATCTAGAAGATGAACATATATACCGACACGGCCCGGGCGCAGTTCAAGAGTGTTATAGAGGCAACCAGAAATGGTCAGCTCTGTATAGTAGACTTGGAGATTCCAGTCTACTACCAAGATGGTTCGGAAGAACCAACGTGTGTTTATCGTCGGATTTCGCGGGTCTCTCGACTCGTGAAGTACGACGACATGGTCCGCTATACTCTGGAGACCGGCAAAAACCGGGACTTCAGTACGGGGAACCATGCACTCGTTGGGGAAATCTTACGTTCCCTCTGGGTAACCTTGAACTATCGCTGGAATGCTCGAATCTTGGAGGACAATTGTCAAGTTGTTCTTCAAGAAGAGCGCGCTGGCTGGGCTCGGGCTCGACAAGAGTCCGCTATCAGCCGGCAGCAGTCGTTCCGGCGAGGCAACGAGGAGCATCAGCTAAGCTTATTTCCGTCCTGAAGAATTCTTCTTCGAGGCGGACGATTACGGTTGAACCTTTTCTGCGGCAGTTTCTGCAGCAGGGGCTCAACACGGTACTGCGAGAGTCAATCTCTGAGTGCCGTATTTTACGTAATTGCTTAGCTCTTACCGACCAGAGCAAGAATCAAAAACTTGCACTGGAAGGCTCCCTAACCGGCGATTGGGCGACCATCGATCTAAAGTCTGCGTCCGACTTACTGAGCCAAAAGCTCGTTAAGTCAGTATTCAGACATCACACTCGTTTTTACGGGTGTTTGATGGATAGCCGATCGCCCCACGTGTATACTGGCTCTGATAATGGGCCAGACATAGCGATGGGGAAATTCGCTGGAATGGGTAACGCTACGACCTTTCCTGTTCAGAGTGTATGCTTTGCCGTCGTTGGCATCGCAGCCATTCTGTTTAATCAGGGGATTAAACCTGATACAAGATCGATCGAGCGCGCTTCTCGTCTGATCCGAGTGTACGGTGACGATATAATCGTACACAAGGACCACGCACACCAGGTGGTAGAGTGGCTTCATGATGTAGGCCTAAAAGTCAACGTCAAGAAGAGTTTTCTTGAAGGCAACTTTCGAGAGAGCTGTGGTATCGAAGCGTTTAACGGGGTTGATATAACCCCGCTTTACATTAGATACTGGCCACATCAAATCGACGAAAGTCCGAATGTTTGTGCTCATCTCGTCTCGCTTAGCAACCACTTGTGGATGCAAGGCTTGTACGCGACAAGCAACTATCTGAAAGAGACTGTGGAGGGGTATTTAAGAAGTGCCCTTCCGCTAGTATCTTCGCAGAGTGGTTCATTCGGGTGGCATAGTCGGCAAGAAGCCGTGGAACCGCATAAGTGGTGCCGCGACACGCATCAGTTCTTGACAAGAACCTTTGCGCTTAAACCGGTGAAAACCCGGGATAAGCTTACTGGTTATGCTGCTTTGCTGAAGTCCCTTCTCACTCCCCTTCTGGGTCGTGACAAGGATCACCTCGACAAAACTGCCAAGCGGTATCAAACCCGCTTAGTTCGTCGATGGGTGCCTTCGCTTGTTAGCGAAGGTTTAAATCTGCAAGTGTAATTACATGCAGTCAGAGAGAGCATATGCTTGTGTACCGGCAACTTTTAATGACCGGGCTAGTGGGGTTACGACCCCACTTTTATACACAGACAAGCTTGGCCTTGGAGGCTATAAGTCCTAACGGACTATAAACCCACCCTTGTGCCCAAGTGCAGAGC